CTTCAACCCGCGCCACACGCTCAGGTGAAGAAAACGACTTGGACATGATAGGGCTGGAATCCAAACTTTATGATCAGGTCAATGCTGACGGCTTTTTTGCGACACTTGATAGTCTTGATTTAGCTGGTTCTGGCACACCACCGGAACAAGCGAAGGCTACGTTTTTCTCTGGTGTCGTTTCTGACCAGCTTGAGTACAACCAGAAAGCGGTAGCAGTGGCAGAATTTATGTTCAGCAATTATGACTTTAGCCGGTTCAACATGTCATTTGAATCAACCGTAGAAGACCGGTACGGTAATCAGTCACAAGAACCAGTTATTACATACACGATCACTGAAAACACAGCCGACAAGATAAACTGGAATAACTACAATCCTTCGCAGTTCTGTAATCTACTTCAATCCGAACCGAGCCCCAACAACTGCCAAGAAAACTTTTCGCAATTCTAACTGGCTATAACCCACCTCTTTTGATTTACTAACTAATCTACTCAATCATGTCAGGAAACAATAATGAACCACTGTACGAGAAAGACTGGGGTATCGTGCTAATTCTTTTCATCTGGCCGTTTTATATTCCCTATCTCTTTCTCAAGGAACTCGTGGGCAACAATGACCCCGACCCGCCTACAAATTACCCAAGCCCAACGCAGCAAGCCACATTTAAGCTTACGTTAGATGACGGCACGGAGATTGAAGCGGAAATCGAAGAGCTTAACTTACAGTTTCTAATTAACAAGTGGCACGGCTACTTCAAAGATACCTACTTGCCAATTCTAACCGAACAATTCGAAGAACATGACTTAGACGAACGCACTATGCGTCGTAAGTTCGAGCATACAGTTAAGTTTTTCTACAGTAATCAGGAGACGGTCGAAAAGAATAAATCAACAGACGCAGTAAACGCTTTAGAAATTATCGCAGTAGACGACGAGCGGACATGTGAACATTGTCGTGATCATCACGGGAGAGTATTTCCAACCGACAAAGCGCCAACATTACCACACCACAACTGCGATAACCTTAAGAACGATCCACAAGATTGGTGTCGGTGTTTTTTCGGTTCGGTCTACAAGGAAGATCTGTAAAAGAACACTAGTTTTACCTCATTCCGGAGGAACTCCTAATAGCTTGCTACATCATTACGCAGTTCCGCTTCTATCGCGTACGCCTCCGTGCTGTCGTAATGGGCTTGAAAGTCAATGCCCTCGGTAACCACATCTTCCAGGGATCGGTCTTGATCGTAATCTTCGAAGGTAATATGCGGCATTGTAAATCGTAGCCGTGGGCTGTCACCGCTTGCCAAGCTTAAATCACTCCGTTCCATCGTGACGCGAAGGGCCAGACTATTGTTTTGCGCATAGTCGTTGTGCAGATCCTCGTTTTCATAATCAGCTGTCAGTGATCCGCTTATTTCAACCAGCCCGGCAAGAATTTCTTCTGGATTCTCGTCACCCATTTGGTTATTACCGTCAGAGTTGTTATCAATTGAAAGTGAGAACTCTTTGAGTGTCTGGCTGTTGCCGGAAAGTGAGCCCACATCACTCGCCATCTCGATTGTGACGTCGGTGTGGTTAAATAGTGCGTCGGTATCGGCGTAAGCTGGTGAGAAGTCATTCTGTGTCGTTTCATCTTGTGCAACAAAAGGTGATACTGTTGCCTGCACAACGTCATCAGCGGGCGTCTCAAGCTCCAAAGAGCTCACCACCGCCCCAACGTACCCGTAATCCTGGTAATTGCTATTTTCGTTAGCTAACGCTAGGCTCAGCGTCTGAAACAGCGGACTGGAGGCATTAATTTGGAAGGTGTGATCGTATGTACCTGTTGAGCCGTCTTCAGTAGAATTAACTGTTCCCATAAGCGAGTACAGAATGTATCCGATCGTCTCCGCGCGGACATTAAACTCCAAGTCTCCTTCGGCCCACTTGCGGACTAACTCGCTCCCTTGTGAGTTAACTCCAGTACCACGCGCCTCCTCGATTGGCGTCTTCTCGGTCTGGATCGTTACACCCGCCGGTGAGCGTCCGGGAATAAAGTCAGCTGGGCTTTCAAATGTGTTGCGTGTGCCTTCGGTGGCCACACCAATTTGAACATTGTCTCCTCGTAATTTCGGCATAATTAACTATTTAATTTATCTAAAGCTTGTTGATAATTGTCGGCCGTGATTGTTTCCCCTTCGGCCGGAAAGGTATAAGTGCGCCGCTTGTCCGTGCTTTCGGTGTCTGTCTCGTCTTCACTCTCCGCTTCGCTATCGTCTTCGTTTAGCAATCGCTCGGCTAATTCAACTTTTGTGCCACTGACTTTTCGGTCGTTTTCCGCCAGCGTCTCTTTAAGATCTGCTTTGTCTTTATCCAGCAAATCGTCTTTGGTAAGTTGTTTGTTTTGGTAATTTTCAAGCATACAAAAAACGCACCCCCGGTAGGAGGTGCGCTGAAAGTTAATCCATAACGCTTTTATGTTGTAGCAATATTATAACACAGACACAGCACAAACAGTAAACCCAGCCTTATACACAAAAACCATACCCCACCACTCCCTTCTGATAAACTCTTTGAGGGTTAGCACAGTAGTTCAGTGTAACTGTATGTGGAGATAAATACAGTTAACAGGTTAGAAATTAAGGCTGAAGCTGAGCGTTTTGTGGAAAACCGAACGCATTTTGCGGTCGACCCTTCTAGTTTTGCCCATGGGGGTGGAGCGAAACCGTACTCCATCGCCGTGAATGCTTGCTGACCTCTGAGACTTGTCAGAAACGACCCGAAGTGTGGTGAGACTTTTTCCGGGCTGTTTCGCACAAGTCCCCGAAGCCACGCTTTTAGTTGAGCTCCAGCAGCTGACACTTCCCTTGTGCGTGCTAGTACCCGCTAGCGGTACGTAGTTGATAAAGCAGAGTAATACCGATCTCTGCTGGTGGTTTTCTTTGTGTTCCCCGAAAGAAAAAGAGTCTGTACCCCCGGTTGTAAGTGGGTACAGACTCCTTTGTACAACCGGGAATGCTCTGTATCGTAGAGATACACGCTTCCCAGCCGAATGGTTTTTGTGCTAACTACTTATAGTATAGCATCAGTTATCCAGTCGCACAACCAGACGAAGTTCAATTGAAAAGCCGATAAACATGCCGTCATCCTCCCGGAATGAACGCCATTCGGACGGAGCCGGCTCAGCCGACTCAAAGTAAGCCCGGTCTACCCATTCATCATCCACGAATATCTCAACCAGTTCGCTAATCGCATCGCCAACCGCCTTCTCTGCGTCTTCAAACGGTTCGTTGCCGACTTTATAAAAACCGAGAACGGTAAACAGGTATGTGTGTTTGTCTTGTGCTGTTGAGGCGTACTCGGCTTCGTTGTTGCCCGGTACCACGTACACAGCCGGCCAGCTGTCCAGTTCTGCAACCGGTTTTGAGTAAGCGTGTGTTTCGTTTATCGTGGTCGCCTCATTTTTGATTGTCGTCGCGATGATTTCACGTAGTTTATTTATGTCTAAATTCATATTATACGGCTCGTTTTAATGCGGCTGATAATCGATTGTTCACATACCGTTCATTGTCTTCAACAGCTTCCCGCAAGAATGGCTGCGCTTCTGTTCCGTCCTCAGCGATGCTTTTGGCAACTGCAAACGGCGGTAGTCCTTTATTTTGCGCCCAGTCTGCAAGGGCGGTGTTTTCACTAAACGGTGGCCAGTGTGGCTTAGTTCCCTCGTGGACGTATATGCCGTATTCGGAATTGACGATAACGCGGTGCCGGGCAATACCACGCCGTTGTGCTTTGATAGACTCCTGTAAAGCTCCTGTATTTCCTGGCGCATTTTGTTTAGCGTCATTTTCTATCTTGTGGGCCGCTCTGTCTAGTGCAGTATCTACTTCTTTAGTGACCTCTCTAGGCTTACGCTGAAACTCTCGTTTCACTTTGTCTATGTTGTCTATATGTATGCTAATCTGCGGCATGCTACATACGGATTATTACCTTCAGATGATCAAGCTCGTCTCGCCCGCTGTACTCCTCAACGCCGATAACCGAGTACTTACTACCGTCCCGGATAATTCGGTCACCCTCAACAATGTCTGTGTCCGGGCAGTACATTTTGTAGTCCTGGCCAAACGTGTTTTCCACACCTTCGGTTTTCTCTTTGTCATACGGCTGAATCATACAATTAAGACTGCTTATATGCGTCTGGTAGGATTTACCCGTGCTGTCACTGCTCATTCGCTGCAGTTCGACTGTCTCGTTGAAAAGATTATCCATATTAGAAGCGGTGACGGCGGTAATTCTCCAGTATCGTCTCCGTGCGTTCATAATCAGACCAGTGGCTTTCGTCTTTATAGGTTACCGAGTAATCCCCAAAACTTTCTTTTTTGACTTCTTCGTCAGTAGAGACGTTGGCATTCATGATCCCGGCCACAAGCACGGTAGCCGCCAACTCAATATCTCGCGGCACCTCACCGTATCCCCACTTAGCTTCAACGGTAATGTTTTGTGTGTCTTTCGGAAATACTTTTGTGTCCAGCTTAATAGCAGTTTTGGGCGTATCATTGGCTGGCAAACCGTTCCACTCGCCGGTGTCTAAAGCATTATCATCGATATCCCGTGTGACCGACACGATGTCATGAGCATCATCAATAATTAGCTCATCGGTGCCGTCACCATCAAACACCCGCTGGCTGGCTGTGTTGGCGGTGCCGAACGTCCGGCCGGTCTCATTATCAATATGCGCCTCCACGGACTCAATAAACCGTGTGAGCGTATTGCCATAACTACTATCGATATCAGCGTCAATATAATCTTCAATTTTGTCTTTTGATGTATACATAGTTAACAATTGTTAGCTCGTTTCGTAACCGTATTACTCCGGTCGGTAATTGTGTCCGACCGTCCTGTTATCGGACTGTCCCGATCGCATGTTGGGCTGTATGTAATCGGTTTAGTTGTGTTTCCGTAGGCTGTATTGCTGTAAGCGGAATGTCCGTACATATACGAATTAATTATGTTCCGTCTGGCACCACACGTTCATGCATAAAAAATACGCACCCGTAATGGATGCGCTGAACGTTAATTCGTGACGCTATTTGGCTGTGTCCCAATTATATCATGTCATTGGGCAATCGGGAATGACCGGCCGGTGTCCGCCAAACGAGCACTGCTTACGGCTTCGTCTTCTCATAGATAGTCTGTATCGTTGCTGGCGAAAGGGCTCGGTTGTAAATACGCACGCTGTCCATTTTGCCGTTAAAGTATCTGCTATCGTTTGCACGGTGTCCCAAAAAGAGCGTGTCACTGCTTGTGTCGGGGTTACAGTCCGCATTCGCCGCATAAACACGACTGCCATCTCGGTAGAAGCGTAGCTGTGTAGCAGCTTTGTCGTACACAACCCCGTAATGGCTCCACTGGTCGAGCTTGATTTCGCCATTGTATCTACCGAATGTACCGCAGCCGCCAACGGGATTGCAAAAAAAGCTACCTTCACTTTGAAACTGCCAAATGTGGAGGCGGTAATTATTACCCGTGCTCCACTCAATAAGTGGATTCTCACTGCCGTCTGACCGCGGTTTCAACCAAAACGTTACGGCAAACGAATCGCTGTCTCCAGCACCACTGGGGTCAGGCGGCGAGCTGATTTCCACGTAACTATCTAACCCATCAAAATCATACGCCTGCCCAACTATCCCATCAACACCTTGCGTCACCCCCCCCCTGATGGTACCGTCGTAGCCGTTTTTGGTCTCATCAAAGGCCGTTCCGCCAGCATTCTCTCCCAGCGGGTAGTACGCCATCAGCCCATCATCAATAATTGGCAGCACCTCGCCGTCTTTTTTCAGCACACTTCCGTTGTTGAGTAATATCTTTT